GAGATATTTCGCGAATTGATGGGAAGCCAGAACGCCAAACGCGAAGACAATGTGGAAGCCTACGCGGCTATTGGCAACGAACTGCGACGCATGTTCAACGCCGACCAGTGCGCCAAGTTTGCAATGTACCGCACGGCGTCACAGACCAAAGCCAGCGCAGAATGGTACACTTGCGTTGCTGACGTTGAGCCATGCGAGATGGTGGACTAATACAATGGTAAACATAATTGGAGAAAACAATGCGCCATTCAGAACAATCAGATCACAGGGTGGAGCAGTCGCAAATCATCCTCAATCGCTTGATGCGGATCAACGAGATCATGCTGGAGCGCAGCTCTGTGAGGGATCGCCAAAATCTCAAGCAGCAGTTGGAGGAACAGCGTGCGTTGCTGGATCTGCTCGAACCTTACCTAAAGCAGTAACTAAAGCGGAAAAACTCGAAGAGCGACTTGGTATCGCAATGCTAAAAGAGGCTCTGAACAATCCTCAAATACCTAACCCCGAAAAATGGCGACAAGCCACTGCATTCGCCCAAGCTCGACGCGCTCAACTCACAAAGGAGCGTCGGGAGCGTGTAAGGATTTACGCCGAAGAGGGAGAGATGACAGTTTCGCAGGTTTCAGAGCTGGAGCGTTGTGTACAGACGACTATTCGAAGCGATTGCCAAGTGCTGGGTGTTAGATTGAAGGCGGGTATGATAAAAGTCACGACGTACCAAAAGGACATCGCGGCACGCCGAGAGATGCTTGAGGAATTGGCAAAAACTGGAATGACACGTCAGGCTGCATCCGTTGAACTGGGCGTAAGTGAAGCCACGGTTCGAAGAGATATAATGATAATGAGGATCAAGTGGTTGGGAGATAGCCGATGAGTGATGCTTACAACGCCGAGCTAAAGAAGACACAAGAGGAGAGACGTAATGATACGCAAACTACCAAAAGACGGTTCCATAAGACGTAAACGGGCGTTTGCATGGCTACCAGTGGTAACTGATGATGGGTATCACTTATGGTTTGAGTATTACACACGAGTTGAACTGTACTCGAGTTATAAAAACATGTGGTTATTGCATAAACGCCTATCGCGAGGGAGATAAGTAATGACTGACGAATTAACCGAGGTCGGCGGTGACGGGATTCGCCGTAGCTTTGACGAACATTACGATACATTTAGGGACGTGGAGCAAGACCCTACGGGGGCTATGTGGGCTATCCATAAGCAGGCCATTCGCATTGAAGAACTAAAGGCTGCTCGTGCTGATGCTTTTGATGCTGCTGTTGATGCTTATCTGGCTGCTGCTGCTGCTGCTCGTGATGCGGCTTGGGATGTTTACTGTGCTAAACTAAGGAAGTTACAAGAGGAGAACTCTAATGACTAAGCTAGAAGAACTGAAGGCTGCCGCTGAAGAAGCTCGTGATGCTGTCTGGTCGCAGAATGGTGAGGCTATGACTTGGGCTGCTTGGGGATCTCTTTGGGATGCTAGGCATGCTGCTGAGACTGCTTACGATGACGAGCTGAAGAAGACACAAGAGGAGAAATCTAATGACTAAGTTAGAAGAACTGAAGGCTGCTCAGGCTGCCCTTATTGCTGCTCTTGATGTTCTTGGTGCCGCTACTGATGCTGCTGCCTGTGCTGCCGCTACTGATGCTACTGATTTTGCTTATCGTATTTATGTTGCTGCTCGTGCTGCTCGTGATGCTTACTTCGCTGAACCAAAGAAAACACAAGAGGAGAACTCTGATGACTAAGCTAGAAGAGCTGAAGGCTACTGCTGCTTCTGCTGCTGCTGTTATAGCTGTTTTTGAGGCTGCTCGTGATACTATTGATGCCGAGTGTGTTGCTCGTGATGATGCTGCTCGTGATGCTTGGGCTGCTATTTGGGCTCCTTTCCAAGCCGAGCTAGATAAATTGAAGGAGAACTCTAATGACTAAACTTGAAGAACTGAAGGCTGCTCTTGATGCTGCTGGTCATGCTGCTGCTGCGTTTGCGCCTGTTGATGCTGCTGCTGCGTTTACGCCTGTTGATGCTGCTCGTGCTGCTGCTCATGCTGCTGTTGGTGCTGCTTGGGATGCTTACTGCGACGAGCTAAAGAAAACAAAGGAGATAGTCGATGATTGACCACCGCCGCAACAAGCTGCTCGATAATTTGGCAGAGGCCCGAAAGCTGATTTCGGTTATGCAGAGCAAGATTGATCGCCAGCGTGACGACATTTCACGTAAAGATTTGCGCATCTCACACCTCGTCGCCGACAAGCGAGAGATGGCAACCAAGCTGAATGAACTGCGGGAGACGCAAAATGACTGATAATAAACGCCACCCAATTAGCGAGCAAACTAAAGCCATCTGGGCCATGCACAACTCTGGAACATCCCAAAAGGTGATTGCAGCAAAGTTTGGTGTATCAGGAGCCGTTGTTAGTGGTGCCATCAACAGGGGGCGCAAGTCTGGCCACGCCAAGATGAAGGTAAAGACCGTCACGACTGTTTACAACAAAAGCACCTGCATGTGGGGCTACATTGGCCAAATCAGGGACCAACTGTCGCCCGATCAAGCTGAGTGGCTGTTCCGTAGCGCAGAGGATTGCCAGTGCAGCAGCGTGGCCGAATACATTGCCGAGCTTGTCTTGGATGCGTATGAGGAAGCGAAAGCAAAGGAGAGCAACCGATGAATAGAGACGATATACTGCACGAGGCTATGCACTGCATTAACGTGGACCGTGCCGCAACGCACGGTGACGCAGAGGACAGCTTCAGCGAGATTGCGAAGCTCTGGGATTGGTGGTTGCAAAACCGACCAGTGCCAGAGGCAGAGTTGCTGCCAGAGGACGTTTCCATGATGATGGCACTGTTTAAGATTGGCCGCATAGCTGGAAATTCTAGGCATGAGGACAACTACGTCGATCTTGCTGGCTATTGCGCCATCGCAGGCGAAATATCAACGCAGAAATAGACCTGCTATGTCATCATCTTCGGCCTGCTGTGTGAAATCAGCGGGCCGAAGTGTCGTTGTGACGCTTTTTATGTCAGAGGCGCTGTAAATGCGCAGCAGGTTTTCCATCAGAGCCACCAGAACAAAAATATCAGCATCGCTGCCGCCACGATTGAACCTATAGCTTCCATATTGTGAGATTACCCCCGCAGTCTTGACTTCGACACGCAGCACACGATTGCATGGCAGCGTCACATGCAGATCGCAGGTGGAATTTACGTGGGAAACTTGCAGGCCGGCCATTTGCAGCTTGTAGGCGGCGTAGAACTCGCCAGCGCGTCCGATGCTGGAATCGACGCGACCCTTTGTGCCAACTTTCTTGGCCGATGTGAGATTTACCGATTGCGCCACAAATCAAACCACAGCAATCTTACTCGCAAAGTCTCTCGACAGTTTCATTGTGGCGCACAATCTGGCGCAGCAAATCTGCGTCAGTCCAGTCAACTACTGATTGGTTCTTGAACGTAATGATTTGCGAAACGTCGCAGTAGGTGTCACCCGTCACTGTCGCTCCGCACCCAGCGACTAGCACGGGCAGCAATGTCATCATCGCTAGAATTTTGCAGCTCATCCCGAACCTCTTTCGCCGTTAGTATTTTGTTGAGACGGTCATCCTTGATCTCATATTCCAGATCGTCCTGACCATCCGCTTTGCCACGGTAATACACAGTCACAATGGCCAGTGCAGCAGCGCCGATTAACGCTGCGTACAATTTCAATTTACCAAGCAGGAACATCAGCGGTCGCCCTTATTCCATTTGTTAAGTCGCTCAAGGTCAATCACTCCCAAGGCCACCATCGCCACCACTGCCAGAACCGCCATTATAGCTAGATTCTGCCACGGCAGACCACCGACAACACCAACAAGGGGCGTAGCAACAGAGGCCACCTTGGCAACAGAAGAGGCTTGGATTGTCTTGGTCTGGGAAATCCTTTTGCGCTCTGGTTTCTTTGGCGTCTCTGCACTGTTCAGCCACGATGCTACCTGAAAGCATGGACACTGCTTGGCCGAAACCTCGTTATGCCCACGCACCTTTGTGATCGACGGATACTCCATACGCAGTTGCGCAATCAGCTTGCGCAGCGCACGGTCCTGTTCGGGCGTAAAGTGTTCCTCAAACTGGTCGTCTTGGTCGCCACCGTGGCCACCCCAAAGCGCAATAGCAACAGAACCTGTG